ACGCTGGCAATGTCTGGGCGATCCGCGGCGCGTGGAACCATGCGTACTTGTCGGAGTTGCGCTCCTTTAGGGAGGGTTGCTTGCACGACGACCAGGTGGACGCGAGCGCGGACGCATTCGCGGAGTTGGCCGGGGCGCGCCGGATGCGCGTGTTGGGGGACGACTGAATGCAGGCCCCGATCCTCTGGGCGATGGTGCAGTTCGCAGGCGGTCTCGTCGTGATCGGCGCAGCCTGCCTGCTCGTGCTCATTGCCGCGATCTGGCTACGCGGATGGATAGGCCGATGAGCGTGCGCGACACATTGCGAGCCGGATTGAAGGGGTTCCGCTGGTCGGGTATCGGCGGGCAGGACCAGGCGTCGTACAACGTTCGGCGACGGCAGAATCTCCTTTACTGGTCCCTGCCCGGCACGCAGCTGGACTACGTCCAGAAGGCCGGAGACCTCTGGAAGAACAGCATTGTCGGCATATGCCTCAACTGGTGGATGCTCTCGTTCCCCGAGGCGCGATGCATGCCGCAGCGACTGCACCCTGACGGCGAGACGGTCGAGTGGCTACCGATGCACCCGCTGGCGCAGCTCCTGCAGCGGCCCGCGCCGCGGTGGGGCGGGCGTCGCCTCTGGAAGGCGACCGTGCTCTCGTACCTGTGCGATGGGAACGCTTACTGGCTCAAGGTGCGCGCGAACAATGGCCGCCCGGTCGAGTTGCGATGGGTACCCCATTTCCAAATGGAACCGCGATGGCCGTCAGACGGTTCGGCAGAGGTCACCCACTACGAGCAGTACGTCGACGGGTCGTGGATCAAGCACCCGGTCGAGGACGTGGTCCATTTCAGGTTTGGCGTGGACCCGGATTGTGTGCGCAAAGGCCTGAGCCCGCTCAAACAGCAGTTGAGGCAGGTGTTTTCGGACAACGAGTACAGCACAGTCATAAGCGCGCTCATCGAGAACTTCATGATGACACCGTTCGTGATCGGTCCAAGGGAAAGCGGCATCTCCGGCCTCGATGATGACGAGGCGGCGCGGTTCACGCGGGCACTCCGCGCGCGGACGACGGGGGATCGACGCGGTGAGCCTATCTTCATGGCGGAACCGTTTGAGATCGAGAAGCTCGGGTTCTCGCCGGACCAGATGGCGGTGCAGGTCCTGAACAATCAATGGACGAGCCGGGTCTGCGCGGCGCTCATGCTGGACCCGATGGTGGTCGGCCTGCCGAGCGAGACGAACACGCATTACGACAACAGGGAGCAGGCGGAATCCGGCGCGTGGTACAACGGTGTCCTCCCAGTGATGGCGGAGCTCTCGGAGGAGCTCGACCTTCAGCTATTGCCCGACTTCGAGCGCGACCAGAGCGTGCAGATGTGGTTCGACACGCGGAACGTGCGCGCACTGCAGCCGGATGAGGACGCGCGGGCAAAACGTCTGGTGCTTGCCGCCGGCGGCCCTATCATAACGCCGAACGAGGCGCGGTTGCACCTGGACCTGGACCCGGTGCCGGACGGCGATGAACTTCGCTCCAAGGGCCCGGACCTTTCGCAGTTTGCCCAGGGCGTCCCAGACGCGGCCGAGGCGGCGGGCCGGAGCAAGGCGGCTAAGGCGGTTGATTCGTCAGATGATGGGTCAGATGATCAGCCCAGCAGGGAGCCGGTGGATTGGGCCGAGCGGGTGATTCGCGAGATCGAGGCGCTCGATGCGGTCGGAGCGTAGAGCCGCGCGCGACTGGACGCCGGAGGAGTACCGCGCGTTGCTCGTGGCGGCCCGGCGGAGGCAACTCGTCCTAACGCGCGATAACCTGCGCCGGCTCATGGGCACGTACGACGCCGCGGCCCGCGAGATCGCTCTTCAGATAGAGGTGCTGGGCGAGGGACTGTTCACAGACGAGCAGATGATCAACAACGCGCGGCTACAGGAGCTACTCGCCGGGATTGATAAGCAGTTGCAGATACTGTCGAGCGACTATGCCGATCTACTCGACGCCGGGATGCTGGAGCTGGCGCAGGCGGCGGCGGACAGGGCGGAGCAGGTGGCGGAGATGGTATGGAGCCGAGACGTCGACCCGACGTTGATCGCCGAGATGGACCGGACCTGGAAGCTGAGCGACGGAGCGCATGTTACGGTGCGGTTCGGGAGACTTGCGCAACATACGGTCGAGGGCCTCGCGGCCCGGTACTACTCGGATGGTATCGCATTGAGCACGAGGCTACACAATCTGAGTGACCTCGGCTATAAGGCCGTCGAGAACTCGATCCTGCAGAGCGTGGCGGAACAGTTGAGTGCGGCGCAGACGGCGGACAGGGTGCACGACGCCTTGACGGGAGCGGGCGAGGACTCGCCGTGGTGGGTGGCGATGCGGATCGCGCGAACGGAGCTCATTCAGGCGCACAGGGCAACAACGAACGTTGCCGCGGTGGACCGGCAGACGGGCGAGCTGAAACCCTACCTGCTTGGGATCGGCTGGGCGTTGTCGGCAGGTCACCCGGAGCCCGACATATGCGACGTCTACGCCGCACACGACAGCGGCCTCGGGCCGGGGGTCTACCGACCTGATGATGTACCGATCAGTCACCCGAACTGCATCTGCTCGACGTACCAGGTGCTGAAGGCGGCCCCGAACCTATACCCGCCGAGGATGGAGCCGCAGGTCGACGAGGTTCCGACGACGCAGCTAGACTACTATGCGCGGCAGGGTGACGGCCCGGCGAGCGCCGCGTTGGACGCACGACCGGCAGAGCAGTAGTGCGCCGGGTGCTGGCAGATATGAGAGGTGCGGGATGCAACCACTGCCACTGAGTAAGTTCTACGTTCTGAAAGACGTTCAGATCGACGACAACCAGATCGCGGGAGCCGCGGCGGTCATGGGCAACATGGACCGACAGGGCGACGTGCTCTATCCGGGGTGCTGGAAGGGCGCGCTGAGGGACTTCCGCGCGTCCGGGTTCGTGGCGGTCGGGCACGACTGGAGCAGCCTCCCGGTGGCCATGCCCGTCGAGGCGGCGGAGCGCGGCGGCGAGCTCCTCTGCAAGGCGGAGTTTCACTCGACGCCGGAGGGACAGGCGGCCCGACAGGTCTGCGCGGAGCGGATGCAGCGGGGCCTCTCCGTGGGCCTTTCCGTGGGGTTCATGCCGGATTACGACTCCGGTGTGCACTATTTCGAGAATGGCAAAGCGCTCCTGCAGCACGCCGAGCAGTCCGGCGCGCCGATGGACCTGTTCGACGCCCCGGGGATCGCGCGATGTAAGGGGCAATGCCGGGGGATCAGCAAGATCGCCGAGTTCTACGAGTTCTCGATCGTTCCCGTTCCGGCCAACCCGAAGGCGGTGGCCTCGGCGGTCAAGAGCATTGAGACGGTCCGCGAGTTCGAGGAGTTCTTGCGGGACGCAGGATTCTCCCGGAAACAGGCGGTCGCCATAGCACTACACGGGTACCCGCAGCGAGATGCTGGCGAGGAGGACGACCCGGACGACACTGATGCAGCCGCTCTCGCGCTCAAGCGGGAGCAACGACTTCGCGACCTCGTTCGGCGCGGCAGGATCGCGCTGGCGGTCGCGCGAGGAGCTTACCTAGATGAGTAACAAAGCTACGATTGACGCACTGACGGAGCGGTACAACCGCGCCCTCGCAGGGGTGCAGGAGCTCCAGGCCAAGCATGCCGGCAAGCCAGAGACGTTCACGCCGGATGAGGAGGCCGAGTTCGACAAGCGGATGGCCGACTGCGACAGCCTCATCAAGCAGATCGAGCGCTTGCGCAAGGCGGACGAGTTGGAGGCGTGGGGCCAGAAGGTTCCCGAGAACTCGCGGCCCGTGATCGGGAGCGCGCGGCCTGAGGAGAAGGCCCAGCAGCCGGAGGTCGCGAAGGAACTGAAGCTCGCCTTGTTCCGGCAGCAGGCGCTCGGCACCGGCTACGACGGATCAGCGGCTCAGCAGGTGGACGCCAAACTGCTGAACAGCCCGGAGGCCAAGGCCTACCAGGCAGACGTACCTACGGGCGGCGGGTTCGCGATTCTGCCGCAGGAGATGATCCAAGATTTCCTCCTGCTCATGAAGAACCTAATGTTCGTTCGGCAGTTGGCTACCGTCTACGAGGTGCCGACTGCCGACAGTCTAGGCGTCCCCGCGCTCGATACCGACCCGTCGGCTACCGACTGGACGGTGGAACTCGGCACCGGCAACGAGGAGACGACCGCAAGCGTCGGCAAGCGCGAGTGGAGGCCTCATCCGATGGCCAAACTGCTCAAGCTCAGCCGCACGCTCATCCGCAAGGTTCCGAACTTCGAGACGGTGCTGGTGGACCGTCTGGCATACATGGTCGCACTCACCGAGGAGAACGCGTTCCTGAACGGAAGCGGAGCGAACCAGCCTCTCGGCGTGATGACGCCGTCTGCGCAGGGTATTCCGACGACTCGTGATGTGACCTCCGCGAGCCCGACTGCGATTGCCGGCGACGACATCATGGGCACCTTCTACAACCTGAAGGCGCAGTATCGCCAGCGGTCGAGCTGGATCATTAGCCGCCCGGTTGTCGCGTCCGTCCGCAAGCTCAAGGATGCGAACTCCCAGTACATCTGGCAGCCGGGTCTGATGGGGGCCTCGTTCGTGGCGCAGGGCACCGCGCTGACCGGCGGGACCCCGGACACGCTCATGGGCCGCCCGATCTACGAGTCCGAGCTCATGCCGAGCACGATCGCAGCGAGCCAGTACGTGGCGATCCTTGGCGATTTCAGCAAATACTGGATCGCCGACGCGCTCACGATGACCCTGCAGGTGCTCTACGAGCTCTACGCGGCCACGAACCAGATTGGCTACGTCTTCCGCAAGGAGACGGATGGCCTTCCGGTTCTCGGTGAGGCGTTCTCCCGGCTCATCATGCATTCGTAGTGCGACTGACGCGGGGCCGTAGACAGGGCGCACGGCCCCGCCTCTCAACCAGTTCAGACGACAGACCCGCCACGCAGGCGGGGGAGGGATAGAGCAATGAGTCTGCGAGCAATCAGCCAGGAACTGCCGACGGTGCCCCTAATCGGCCCGAAGGCGATCACGGCTACGACGAACGGCACGGCGCTGGACCTGTCTGCCACGGATGCGGACATGATCGTGTTCAACCCGGGCGTGTGGACGGACGGCACGCACACGCTGAGTCTGCAGGATTCTCCGGATAACGTCAACTGGACGACCGTCACTGCCGCGAATCAGGTGGGCACGCTGACGCCGATCACCAGCACGCCTACCGCGGTCGTGCAGCAAGTGAGCTACATCGGATCGGCCCGCTACCTGCGCCCGGTGGTGACCGTCTCCGGTGCGACGACCGGGGTTGTTCTGGACGTGTTCGCCGTTGTGAAGCACAAGAAGCAGCCGTAACGGCGACGAACGCCGGGGCCTCTTCACGTTGAAGTCCAGGGGCCCCGGCACAACCCGGCAGGGAGCGTGGAATGGCACGCGTTGGCGACATTGTGAGCGTAACCGGCAAGGTGATCGAAATCCGGTGGGGCGGCGAGGACGACGATGACTACGAGGCGACCCTGCAGCTCGACGACGCGCGGACGGTGACGGTGCCAGAGCGGTTCGCGCGGGTGCAGGTAGCGGCCAAGGCGATCTGGCCGGGCGAGAACAAGATGGTAAAGGGCCCAGCAGAGGACAAATGACATGCAGACGGCGATGCCGACGGGAGTCGATCTGAGCAGGTTCATCGAGGGGGCAGGCCTCGCGATCCCGAACGGCTACCTCGACCTCGATGGAGCGGTCTACTCGGCTATCGAGGAGTGGGAGGAGCGGACGGGCTATATGCCGTTCTTCACGCCTGCGAGCGATCCGACTACGGCGCGCTACTACTCGCCCGCCGATATCACGATTGCACCCAATGGACAGCCCGTGCTGGAGCTCGGTGCAGGCCTCGTCTCGGTCTCTTACCTGATCGTTGGCGAGACTCCGGGACACGCTGGAACGAACTTATTGCAGGACACCGACTACGTTCTCTGCCCGGTGAATGCGCCTGCCAAACAGAAACCGTTCACGTACGTAACGTTCATCAGTCCGTTCGCCATGTTCGGGAACGTCGGGCCCATGTATCCGAACAGCATTCACATTGCGGCGCGATGGGGGTTCTGGACATCGGTCCCCGAGGCGGCGTGGCGGGCGATCCTCTGCGGCGCGGCAGCCCGGCTGGCTCCCCAACTGAGCCTCGCGATCCGGGACGGCGTGGCGCGGTGGACTGAGGGTGACGTCTCGAACGACTATGGCAGCGGAGGGTATCTGCAGTCACAGGTTAGCAGTTGGCGCGAGGAGTTCGATAGGCAGTCTGGGTTTGGCAGCAGGTTCCATAGACTGAGGGCAGTAGTGTGAGCGATCCCGGGCGAACGACGTTCGATCTCATGTTCAACACCGTCACGCAGGATGCAACGGGCGGGTCGGTGGACAACTGGGCGACGGTGCAGAGCGGGCTTGTCGGCTACCTGCGCAATCCCAACCCGAGGCCGCTCCGGTTCAACGATGCCGGCGTCTACATTCAGGCTAGGATACCGAAGGTCGCGGTATTCTACAAGCGCGAGACAACACCGCCAAATATCGACGCAGACTATGAGCGTTACCGACTGGTCGACGAGACGGGCGACCTCTACCGGGTGATCGACTGCAATGAGTACGCAGCGACCGTGCAACTGAGCGTGGAGCGGGTGCTATGAGCGTGCGGGGGCTGGAGGAACTGCTCGCGAACATCGAGGCCAAGAAGCGCCGCCTCCTGCAGGCGAAAATGGACGCCGCGCAGGAGATTGCCGCCTACCTGGAGACCTATGCGAAGGCCAATCATAGGTGGGGCAACCCGTACTCCGAGGGATACACGCCGACCGGGATGCTGGAGGCGTCCATCCACGGAGACGTCGTCGAGGTAGCGGAGGAGCTCATCACGATATGCCTACATGCCGACATGAACTACGCCGCGCCGCTTGAGCTGGCCTCGAAGTTTCACGGCAAATACGCGTGGATGAGGAAGGCCGTCGAGAACAACCAGCAGACGATCGTTGACATTCTTCGGAGGCACCTGGAGCAATGAGCCCGACTGCCGAGGTGGACGCCTGGCTCTATGCGACGCTGACGGGCGACGTTACGCTCATGGCGATGGTGCAAGGCGTCTGGAGCATGAAGGCGATCCCGGAGGCCCCTGCGCCGCT